CAGGACACGCCGGTGCACGCATTGCCTGTGCTGTGATTGGTAGAATTAAGTGCTAACTCTTACTACGTTAATTTACTGCATTTATAGATTGGGTCAAACTAGATGGAACGACCTGCGACGTCTTCCGAGGGATCCCTCTTTGAACTGGTTGCGAGAGGCCAAAAGGACAAATATTTCATGAAGGACGACCCCACTGCAGTAACTCCCTTTTCCTACGACCTCAACACATGGCCTGCAACACTCGATGAGGTCAGAGACACCCAGCCCTTAAATATGGTTGATTTTGGTCGCTCAGTCGAGTGGGAGTTCGATTCCTTTGGAGATATTCTCATTGCAGCATCCTTTTCGATCACACTGCCTTCCTGGCTTCCTCCGCCCATTGTGCTAGTAAACGGTAAGTCGATTGTTCAAGACGCCTCTGGTACGAGATACGGCTATACACGGGGCATCGCTGCCTTTTTATTCGAGCAGATCCAGTTTTATCAGGATAATATCTTATTGCAGGAATTCTCAGGGGATTTCTTGTATGCGTGGACCCACTTGCAGGGATCTATCTCCTTTCAAACCCTAACCTTAAAGGAATTAGGAGATCATGGTGGGAGCGCCATAGACATTCAGCGCAATGCAGTGCCTGGGAAACTGAATCTAAGACTACCCTTGATTGGATGTGGCCGACCAGAAGAGGGTGGTCTGCCCTTCGTGGCCATGCCAGGACAGAAATTCAGACTCCGCTGTAAACTGAGAAAGTTGGAGGATCTCATTGAATCGTCGGCGGGCGATGTGAAGCCTGCTCCTTGGTTAAAGGCGCTTTCACAGATTGATAAGGAAGGAAATTCTGTAGCAGTGAAGCCGCTGGCGAGAGAACTCATTGGTAAACCTCTGATTACTCTGAAAACCATTCAGCGCTATGTCAGATCTGAGACTCAGAACTTACTGCGAAAGGCGCCCACTCAGATTCCCTTTCTGAGACCGTTTGAGAATGTGCTAAGTCTCGACCCTGCAGATTATGTAGGAGTCGGAGGTGGAACAACATCCTATGCTACTAAGAGGATAGATGGTAGACATCCGGCTGAAGGCCTCTTAGTCTTTTTCCAGTCGGATTACTGTCTAGAACGCAATCAGTTGTGGAATCTGTATAATCCACTGAATTCTGGAGATTACTATAATTCCATGAAACTGATTATTGCAGGAAAGGATCGTGAAAAGCAGTGGTCTTCTCTTATCTGGCAAGATATGTCTCCCTTTACAAAGTCTGAAGTGTGCCCTAGAATTCCCCTATCGTGGATTTCCTTTACCTATGGTCCCACCTTTGGATATAGGGCCCCTGAAATAAGAAGGCCTTCTGGCACAGTGAACTTTTCTAGTGCTGATCGTCCCACCCTGTGGCTAGATCTCATTGATACGGTGCCAGGTAGCGTAACTAATAAAAAAAGAGTTGTCATGCGCTGCATAACGATTGGGTGGGGACAGTATTCGATTGACGATACTCGTGGATATATTAAATTTCAGAACTAGCATGGAACACAGAATCTTAGACGCCCGCGGCGTGGATCATCATATTGAGAGTGTAGCATTGTAGTGCTACCTACCTCAATTACTGAAGGAATTTGCGTCTTTACTGCGACCTCAGGTTGTGCCTCAGTGGACTCAGGAGGCTCAGCCTTTACCTCAGTGGGCTCAGCCTTTACCTCAGGTTGTGCCTCAGGAGGCTCAGCCTTTGTCTCAGGGGGCTCAGGGGGCTCAGCCTTTGCCTCAGTAGACTCAGGAGGCTCAGGAGGCTTTACGCCATTAGCGCGTGTCTGCCACTCATAGAAGTGGGGATTATGCGCTACAGCCACTGCCTCAGTGGACTTAGGAGGCTTTTTTAGTAGTGGTGCTAGAGGAGGCTCTAGATGCTCTAGTGCTACCTGAAGTCCTTGCAGTGCATCTCGCACCTCTTGAATAAGAGGATCTACTGCCTGTGCCTCTACAAGAGTATTTACCTCTGGTACCTCTGGCTGTGCCTGTGGCTGTGCCTGTGGCTGTACCTCTGGCTGTACCTCTGCCTGTACCTCTGCCTGTGGCTCTGCCTGTGGCTGTGAGTCCAGTGAAAGGGGTCTCACTAGGATATGATCATCGGGATAAACGAGTGGGCACCCTCTGCACACGCACGAAGGAATAAATCGACTAATGCTAATCATAGGAATCTCAGACTTATCAGGAATCTCCGTATCAGGCTCAATGTTCTCATTCGGCACATCAGAATCCTCAGGCGTATTCGGCTCACGAGGCGGCTCTTGGTTATCATCCAGGGAGTCAAGATCAACCTCACCCTCAGGCTCATCCTCGTCCTCAGGCTTATCCTCACCCTCAGGAAGGCTCCAGGTCGACTTGTACGACCTCTTAACAATCTCCCGATAAATCACGTAGGTCAGGTACATGGATGCCGAGGCAACCCCAAGACACGCATTCGCCAGAGGCTCAGCCCGCACATTCCGCAGGGCCCAAAAGAGGCCCGTGAAAATCACAGAGATGCTGAAATTGTCCATAAATGCTACCTGGATGTGATAGGGCTGCTTGCGCACACACCACTGAGGCCTGAGAGGTTCAAGAGAGATGGTCATTCTGGGTAGTACCACCTATGGTCTAGCCACAATGACTCAATTTTTTAGTAGTATGGGTATTCACTTATTCATCTATTGGACTCAGACTCTTACGCCGTCCAAACATTGCTAATACCTTCGGGGGAGAAGCAGATCTAGATCTAGATAAGGACCCGGATCTAGAAAAGAGAGTATTTGCGCTCCTGGAATTCGATTTCCACGCAAGTTCCTTGGCCCTCTTAATCTGCTGTCCCTCTTCTAACAGGCCCTTGAGGGTCCCACTGTCGACTAAGACATAGGACCCATGCATCTCACGATCAATTCTTAAATTACCGGGGAGCCTGACTGATTCTTGCATCCCCAGTTTATTCTCGACAGTCGCCCGATCCCCAACATGATTTATTAACTTTGCCAGATAAATCGGCTTCTGCTGAGTCTCTCTGAGTGTAACCTCCTTTAGCATGGCATCCATTCGTTGAGCCTTGGCATCCTCCTCCTCTGCTGCGCGCGCTGCTGCTGCGGCCTTTCTTGCTGCTTCGGCAGCATCCTTAGATGCACGCTCTGCGTGGTCAGACGCCACCCTTGCCTTCCTTTCAGCAGCATCAATCGCTGCCTTGGATTCTGCATGCTGCTCGAGGAACTGAGCATAGACACGCTTCGTCGATTCCCGTAAGTGTCTATGCTCTTGGCCTCTTCTCCTCGACTGCTTATCCCTGCTCATCTTGGAAGACCCCTGTCTCCGTGTAGATCTGCGCTTACTGTTGTCCATCTACTTATAGATTACTTTTCTTAAGTTATATACAGGGTTAGAATGGATATCTCAGCAAAAAATGCCTATGGAACAACGCAGCCAAGAGGCACTGCGACCACGCTCATTGATCTCGTCACACGCGATGATCAAGATGAGTCCATGTTCCCCCTGAGGGCTAAATACTCTATGTTTATCCGCGATGACGCTCTGAGGACGGTGCAACTAAGTTCAATCTTTCGGGAATTGACCTTCAGAGGAAATGCCGAATTTGGCCAGACCTTTCTGTTTGACTTGCTGCAGACTCAATGCGGTGATCTCATTCAGGGGCTCTATATCCAGGTGAAACTGGGTGACTGGTTCCCTGGGCTCTTACGCAATAAACTCAAGCGGGGGCTATATTCCTTTGATGATCCCTCCCAGGCATGGACCTATGTGAATTCATTGGGGACAGTGCTTCTCGATGAGGCCACTCTCGAAGTCGACGATCAGATCTTAGAGCGAATCACCGGGGATTCCAATGCCGTAGTATCCGCTCTCTTTCCTGATCTCAATGGTCAACTTGGTCTTGCAGATGCTATTGGGCGGAAGTCAATAGCAGATGTTAAGGCGTTTACAGGCGCCACTGTACTCCCTACGGATGATGCGTGGATCACCGTGCCCCTGCAGTTTTCCATGTTACGCGGCTCACGTAAGGCCACCTTTCCTCTTGTCGCCTGCCGTGACGGGACAATGAGGCTACGAATTACTCTGAAGCGCTTCGACCAAGTTGTCCGCATAAATTCAGGCCAGCGGTCCTCGTGCACAGATACCCCCCTAAGTAAGGCATTCAGGATGAATAATCTCATCTATGTACCACAGCAGGGCCCCATCCAAGAAACCATAGTGGCAGCGAGCGATCCTCCTAAGTTGGCGCAAATCCAATTGCTGGCGCATGGATATTTCTTGGATGGACACTATCGCGAGATGCTCCTACGGCAACCCTTTGAGCGCCCTTTCCGAGAGATTCAGCACTTTGATTTCACTGAGCCTCTCAAATACGTGGTCAGTGCATCAACGAGTGACACGATTACCGTGCAACTCCCCCTCGAGGCGAATCAACCCATTGAAGAGATTGTCTGGTTTCTGCGACGGAAGGATGCTGTGACATTAAATAATGATTGGATGAACTATAGTGCTGTACTTGAAAAAGACTATGATCCTGTGTTCTCGCCCCTGGAACCTCTTCTAGTCTCAGCGACCATCCAGGGGAATGGCATGGAACTTGTCTCACAGAGTGAGGAGTGGTACAGATCTCACATCGCACGGGCACACCGAGGAGGTAGGGTGGCCCTTGACTCCTATATTTATGGGTATTCCTTCGCGCGCCGCCCTGGGCAACAGAACACAGGGAGTCTGAATGCCAGTCGTCTGAGTTCCCTTCGTCTGACGCTGCAGGTGAAGCCTCCTACGGTGACCTCAGTCATCGAAACTGCTGAATGGGAGGTGCATGTCTTTGTCTTCGCCTTCCAGTGGGTCCGATTTGGAAACGGCATCTGTAATAAGGTCTTCAGTGATTAGTAAATAGAAGGCGCAATCTGCTTATCAATGGGGACCTTACTCGGATTCTCATTCTCAGCATCAGGTGCCTCCTCGGTCTCCTCAAGACATGTCCTCCCCTCATAGTCGTAGTCGAGTTGAATTCTCTTGCCGTCCTTGACATATATCTCAGTATATGTCTTACCGTCACCTGAGCCACTATTCCATGAAGACATAAAGACCCCCATGTAGCGCTTGTGCGACTCTGGGGCATAGTACCTAGTGTCTCCAAACCCACCCCACTCAGCCTTCTTGGTCTTATCGAAGATAGTCCTCTGAGCAAGAACAGCGTAGTACATCTTGCCAGGGGTAGGTGTAGTACGAAAGAACTCCCTCTCCTTTTCCATGGCTATTGCCATAGCCGGCAGTAGGTTCAATTTTACGGTATAAACAAAGCATCTAAGACTAATAGAGATGGTGGCTAGCCTCCTGAAAGTCATTTCGAAGGGAATGCAAAATGAGCGACTACAACCTCCCGATGATCAACCGGATCTCGGCGCCTTTCAGACAGTCTTTCTCAAGACGGGGCGCTACGCGACCCAGTGGGCTCGCTTGGAATTCGATACCATGCCTGACTTTAATAAGTCTGGAATTGTAAGGCTTGTAACCCAGGGAGAACTCATCGGGCGCATCTTGCTAGTCACCCAAATGCCCGATATCCTAACCCAGCAACGCAAGGCATACTATACGAGAAAGCCGATCAGCCTCTTTAGTGGGAACTACACTAGTGTAAATCTCTATGAAGGCACTGATTACTTGACCACCGTGAATTTTGTGTATAGGGGGGGGCCCTTCACTGGCGTACAATTCGATGATCTGATTCCTGGAGGCACCTATTCACTGAGGATATCCAAATCTGTTTCTACTCCATCTGTATCCTTTCTCGCAGTTCTAACTGAACGACCTCTCAGCACTGCAGGATTTTCTCTGCTCACTAATACTACTCTTCTTGTTACGGGTCTAACGATTACTACTGGTAGACAACTCTACGCCTATTCTCTGAATGGTACCACATGGACCCCAGTAAATGCTCCTGAAGGTGTAAATCAGGGCACAATTAATGGTATAGCATTTAATGGCTCCTATTATATTTCCGCAGGTTCCTGTTCAGGGGGGCCTGGACTTATTGCAGAGGATAGCACCTCGATCATCGCACAGCCTGGGAATATTAATCCTACACTACCAGGTGCTATCAGTGCCTTTGCCACCAATGGCAGAGTTATAGTTGCAGGAGGATATTTAGCCCCGAGTACTGCAGGACTCAATACATTCATTAGTCTTTCTAGTGATGGGGGTCTGACATGGTCTCCTGGATACTTCTCGGCTGGGGTAAATACAGATAATTTTGTTGCTAGTCTCGCCTGGAGTGCCGGATTAAACCGCTTTCTTGCAGGTGGAACATTTTACAATGAAAGTTCTGATGTATCCCTTGGCCTCTTCTCGCTTTCTGCGCCAAATGATCCTACGACCTGGTCGAGTCCCTCCTTCCCCTTAGCCTATGGATCTACGAACGTATATACTAAATCCCAGGTTGCTATAGCGAGTCTAGCCACCCTATTTACTATTGGTCGACCTATATTTACATGGAATTCTGCATTTTACTCATCCCTTACCAATTATTCGAGTATTGGAACTCTTGCCTATGGATCAACACTTTACGCTAATCCTATATTTTCTCTATATGCGGATGATACTCTTGTCACTGCTGGGGTATATGACCTGTTTAATTCAATTCTTACTGCCTTAACTGTAGGAAAGGCAACAGTTGTTACAGGATCCATTACAGGAACAACTCTCACCTTGACCGCAGGGACACTCACACCGCCCTGTTATATCACTGGAGCGAATATTGTTCGCGGAACCTTTGTTCTCAGTTCTATCTCTGCAACGCAGTTTACAGTAAATATATCTCAAACAGCAGCGTTGAATAGTATTAACAGATTTGGTGCTCTCTCTAATGCATCTCTTCTAGGAGACTATGCCTCCTATATTACATCCTTGAGTGCAAACTTCTTAGGGCAATTAGCGAATATTACTACTGCTCTGACAACTATTGCCACCGCATCATCGGAAGTGACTACAGGTGTCTTGACCCCAGTAGTCGGACCAGTCAATGACTATTATACTGCAATACAGGCGATTGTTGGCATCTCTCAGGCATCAATTACTATAAATACACTGAATACAATTCTCTCTAATCTCATTACTCCGTCGAATTATAGTTCTTTAACGGTAGCGAATATTCTAGCGGCAAAGTCCATGCAGTCCTCATATTCTTCAGTATTAAACTACTCTCCATCAAATCCTATCAGTTTCCAGGGATCTATCACAGGGACCACACTCACTGTAAGTTCCATTACACCAGCCTATGCTCTCCTAGCCATGCAATCTCCTGTAACAGGAACAGGTGTAACTCCAGGAACAATTATAACAGGAATGACTACTACCTATACTACTGTTACCACAAGCGATACTGTTTCCCCAGAGGTCTTTACTGCCACAAATACGTCGCCCATCGGCACTATACTATGTTCAGTCTCTGGAACGAAATTAGTAGTTTTATCTAATTCGAATAATATTGATTTTTTTGCGTATCAGTTTCCTCTGCCCATCAGTGGAGAAGGGATAATTTCTGGAACAACTCTTCTAAGCGGTAGCGGGACACAATTTATCTTAGATAGACCCTATTTTGTGTCCACTCCTCCAGTTCAATACTATATAACAATAAACCCTGCAGGATCTGTTACTTTCTTAGGATCCATTACAAACAATGTCCTTACTGTATTTAATGCCTGTCTAGCGTCTATGATAATTCCCTTTAGCATTTTCAGTCTTAGTTTAGGCCAAAATCTCCCCGTCTTATCAGCAAATCCTGTTACCTATACTGTGAATACCTCTCAGACAGTATCTGGGACTCTGACTGCGAATGTTACAGGCGGCATCAAACCTAGTCTTCAGACTCTCAGCACAGTTCTTACCACGAATATTATCCCGAATCAAGGATCGATTATAAATACTCTCACGTATTTGCCCCAACTCATGCAAGCATGCGACAATGTAAATAGCGCATGTAGTCAAGCGTGTATCTACTATTATTCTACCATGGTTCCAAGTGATAATAGGAACTTCGGTCTTCTTTCTTTCTTAATTAACCAATATTTAACCACTACGCAGTATACTCAGAGTACTACTGTACCAACTCTCTTTTGGATAGGGACCCCCTTTGGTACTGACTTTCCCGTATTTAACACCTATTCGACGAGTTATACTGTTGTGCAAAGTGGCCAAGTAAACGGAATCGCCGTGAATGGATCTACCATAGTCATGGTAGGAGAATTTTATAGGGGGAAGGATGGAATAACAGGATATCTAGGAAGTATCATGAATTCTACTGATTCAGGGGCAACCTGGTCTCTTCCCTTCGATCCTGGCTATGTTTCTGGTTACCAACCAGATACCTATATTGGAAAGGCAGTCGTCTATACTGGATTTGTCTGGGTTGCAGCAGGGTCCTGGTCTTCTGGGAGTGTAACTTTTTCTGTAGATGGCGTAAATTGGAGTTCTCCTGTGCGTCCTCCGAATGAAACTGGAACAGGAAATGCCTTGGCTGTTAGTCCTACAGGCTTACTCTTAGGAGGGTCCTTTACTACAGCCAAAGGGTCCACTGGTTCTCTTTCTGTTGCCTCTGGAAACTCTATCAAGTTTATTTGGGGAACACTTGTGCGTCCAACGCCCCTCCTACTGAATACCGTTAATGTTACTAGAATACAACAAAATTTTGATACATACGTTGCAGTAGGCCAATGGCTGAGTATTGCCGGCTCATACCTTGCTAGTATTTATACCTCGAGTGATTATATTAACTGGTCTCCTGCAACTCTGTATAATGGAATTACACGCGCCATATGCTATTCTGTATGCTCGGATGATTTTTCTTGGGTTGCGGTTGGCCGCTTTGAAGGCTCTGAAGGTTCTATTCTCTTATCTGATTCAACGACTGGAGCGTCATGGACCACTGCACCCATGGGTCCAGGGGGGCTAACCACAGGGACCGGCTATAATTGCTTATTCAATACTAATTATTATTTTGTCGTTGGAGCGTGGTCTACTGGGGTTTTGACTGTTTCTCCTAATTTAAGCAAAGAGATACCCGCCGCCAAAAATCTTACAGGATCTACAGGGGGTACTGCATTCTGTATTTCAGTATCTGGTCTAAATCAATATTTAATTGGGGGGACCTTTCTAAAGACAAACGGAACCTACGGAACTCTTTCTAGCGTGTCCTCGGTGGCCTTCGACGGAACTGATTTCTCATGTGTAACAACTGCCCCTATCTCTCCTGCCGGTGTTAACACCGCATCGTCCACGTCGTCGTGTAAGGGTATCGCCGTAAATTCGGCTATCTATGTGGCGGTTGGTCGGTGGGTCATGAGTACAGGCGCAAATACCTCTATTTCTTATTCCTATGATGGTGTCACCTGGCAAACTCCAATTAATCCCAGCGGTACCCTAGGCGAGGGTCTTTCTGTAACATGGAATGGAACTCAGTTTATTGCAACAGGGACATGGAGCACGGGCTCCGTATCAGTCTCATCAGATGGCATAACATGGACAACACCCATTCATCCTCCCAGAGCATCGTCTGGATCTGGCACCTCAGCCACGTGGAATCCTGCGAACCAACAGTGGCTTCTCTCTGGATCGTGGATCGACGCAAATTCCTCTCCTCTAGGAAATCTAACTTCCTTCTCTTACGGAATTACCTTTTCTCCGTCGTTTCATCCTGGATCTTCAGTATCAGGCTCAACAAAGGGGCTCACCTGGGATTCGACTAACTCACAATGGATTGCTGCAGGCAATTGGACAAATGGAACGAATACCGCATTTCTAACAAAATCATCGGATGGCCTCACGTGGTCGAATCCTTACATTCCCTCGACTGTTTCACCTACAGGTGTATCATTCAATACAGTGAATAGGTTACTCAATAAAACTCTGATAGGGGGTAGTTTTACCTTAACCACTGTACCTATTCAGCGATCTACAGATGGAATTACATGGGCTAATATATATCCTGGGGCAGGTATTTCTGGTACTGGGCAAGGCGTGGCCTGGATAAACTCTACCTGGTACATGGTGGGATCATTCACACAGTCAACCTGGGGTCAATCCATACGAGGACCAATCTTAACCTCTAGAGATGGCCTTACATGGAACTCCATAATACAGATTTCTCCTACGGATCCATATCTTCTTTCTAAAATAAATACTGATACGTATGATTCTTTTTCAATTAGTTCAACCATGTATTCTATAGCATACGATGGAACCCGATATATTGCTACTGGATTTGTATACTGTACTCTAGTATTCAACGGATATCCTTCAACACCATTATTTATTACTACAAATTTGACCTCTACTGACGGATTACAATGGTCACTTCAGCCAATATCTTATTTAGAAGATGGATCGGAAGGAAGGTCAATTGCTTGGAATGGTAGTATATGGGTCATTGCAGGAACATTTACAAGTAATAATACTGAAACTACCTCACAAGTTATTTATTCAACAAATGGAATCACATGGACACTATCATCTGGACTCACAGGAGTCTCAGGAATGACAGGGCAAGGAAAATCAGTAGCATGGAATGGATATCTCTGGGTCGCCGTGGGACAATGGTCGTTACCTGATGATTCAACTGGTATTCTAACGACTTCAACTGATGGAATCACGTGGATATTACCCATTAATCCTACGTCGATTGTTTCGAGCGATCTAACGTCGATTACATGGAATGGCACACTCTTTTCTGCGGTTGGGTCGACCTTTTCTGTAACTCCTCTCATTCTACGATCTAGAGATGGTCTAACATGGACTTACGCGAGCCCTGGCCTGACATCGACGACGAAAAGTGTTGGAAGTAGAATTATCCCGCCCTATCTAGCAGCACAACCCTTTGACGCATCTATTCAGGTTCCCCGTGGAGGAACAGTGACCCTCCCTAATCAAGCGGGCTACGTGCTAGAGTGGCCTTCTAATACAACCTACGGTGCGGGAACACAGTATTCTCTCAGCCTCGCAGGACCAACCTCTACCTTCACCTTTACTGCTTCGAAACGCACTCAATGGCTCTCCTATGGCTCATTTTACGGGTCTACCGATACTATACAGTTTACTCTGACGAAACTGACTCCTGTGAAGGCTCCCTTTACTACAGACTTGGTCGGTCCTCACTTCAGTTGGACGAATAGCCTCGGCCATGCTCTGATTGACACGGCATCCCTGTCTATTGGTGGTGTAAATGTGGAGACCATACCAGGCCAACTCATGGAACTCATCGATGAGTTTCAGACACCCCTGGAAAAGGTCGAGCAAATGAGCAAGTTTCTCTGTCGCGCCGAAAACGGATTTGATCAGGAGACCTTTGGTCTGAGTTCGACCAGTCAGACTGTGGTGACACCGCTACCCTTCTGGTTCAGCAGAGGAGATCCTGGATGCGCGCTGCCAATAGACGCTCTAAATGTGGATGAGGTGCGTCTAACGGTGAAGTTCAAGCCGATTACGAGTCTGTATTACACGGATTCTAGGACTGCCACTCCCGCCGCAGCGGAAGGAGGATCTCTTTGGACCATGTCAAACTCTCGCTTCTATTACCAGGACGCTTCTGGCACTAAGATTCCAGGCCTTGAACCTATTACAAACCCGGATCAGACCTTTCTCCCGTTTCCTAATCTGAATATGACTACCAATTATACTATGCCTAATTCGCACCTCATGGTCGAGTATATTTATTTGGATAAGGCTGAGGCGAACAGATTTCGTATTGCCGACTTGCAAGTCCCCATTGTGCAGCACTATACCATTGATCCCGTGGACACTACGAGTAATACCTATGTGAGAATTCCTCTAGAGATTCCTAATCCGACTCGAGACCTGTTTTTCTACTGCCAGCGCTACGAAGCGCCTGGGCTCAATGCACACTTCCTGGCCTCTCGAGATATCTCAGACTATACGACTCCTGGTAAACTCTGGTGGCCTGATGCCTCTGGACTCTACACAGTGCCTAGGCCAGGATTTTCCACGAGAGATTCAGAGCCCATCAGATGGCTCGCGCTCAATTATGCCGAGACGCTCAATCGCTACAGCACGGAGAATGTTGCTCTGTTCCGGTCTCTCTTGCCCACCATAGAACAACGAAAGGCTCCTTGGATTAACCGATACTATTACAATCTACCCTTCGGATCTCAGAGTGGTCTGACACCCTTTTCCATGCCAGTGGGCGAGGCGAATCTCGATAAGATCAGACGCTTCCATCTTGCTCTCGGATTCCATGGAACCACGGATCTGATCAATGACGATCTTGTGAATAGATATATTGTTCGCGTGTATGGTGAGACCTACAATATTTTCCGAGTCTATGGTGGCCGAGGGTCAATGATGTTCGCATACTAGTTATAAGATATCTAAACCTCAAGATATATATCTATACTATGCCTTTTATCAGCGTCCTCATAC